GTAATAGCAGAAACATAAGACCCACTTTCAAGCACCCTAGAGTTAGAGAGAGCCTCAGTGGAATCATTTTCTGCTTCCTGAGTAACGTATAAGTTTTGCGTATAGTTATCATTTAAATCACTCGATCTAATAGCTGAACCTGGGTAGAAGGTGGCAGCCAGTTTATCGCTGGCTGTATCCCTGTAAATCTTTATCTTTTTGCCAGTAGCAGGTGCTGTGCCAAAACGAATTGTTGTTGCATTATGTAGTGTATAATGAGTTGTAAGCGTTTGAACCGCTTCATCGACACTAACTTTAATGTCGGTAGTATTTTGATATGGAAATGTGAAGGCATAATCAACGGTGGAATTGTTGCCTGTATAACTATTGGAAGTAGTTGCCATAATGCTTTAGTAATTGAGTAATTCTTTTACTCGTTTTTGTTTTTTAGCGGCTCTCTTGATTTGACCTTTATTAAGATATAAGTCTCTAGTCTGCATTAATCTACCGACTGGAGTATGATTATCTTCAGTTCGTTCGAATGCATTCCATGCAGCTTTGAAAGCTCTATCATGGATTTCATCTAACTTCTGATGTATCCTTAATTCTTTAATTGGGAAATCGCTTTGAGGTCGCTGTCCTAATTCTTCTCTATATTCTCTTAGTTCTCCATTTAACTCATCATCTAGCATAAGAGCTTGGATTTGGGTTTGAAGATCCGCATTCTTTGCTATCCAATTATTAATCCACTTCTTTTGTCTAGAGTTTAAAGGTTGTTTTGTATGGGGGTTTGTTCTCAGTTTTTGTGTACCATCCCATCCAGTTCCTAGTAAGTACTGTCTCCAAGGTTCTAAACCACCGTTTGATTTAAACATAGGTAGTAGAGCATTAGTAGCATTAGTCATAGGATCATAGTAGTTGATAGGTCTACCTGTGTAGATATCTAACATATCCTTTAGATCTTCACTACCGCTAAACAGCCATTTGTTAGCATTCTTCATATAAGAACCATAGTCATTACTTACTTCATGTAGCTGAGGTGCTATAATATTATTAAGCACACCTCTAGCACCTTTATGTGGTAACAACATATCAGTTTGCTGAGCCCAGAATCTAGTCCATGCTCCAACATCACCAGATATTAAACCAACTAAAGGTTCAAATCCACTGATAAATGTGCTATTAGTCATATTCATACTAATCGATGCAGCTATCTTTCTGAAAGCATCTTCAGATATAGCTTGATCTACACGATCAGCATGATAAACAACATCAGCAGTAAGACCTAATAGTTTATCAAACGGTTCAAATCCTTTGTAACTTCTCCATTCTCCTGTGATAGGGTTCTTGATAGACCAAGGTTCCCATCCCATAGACATCATTCTACGGCGTTCTGCATCATCTTGTGGACCTGATCCAGTTAGATTACCTTCTAAAGCCCAAAGACCAGCACCCATAACAACAGAGCCACCCATCACCTGGCGTCCAATATATTCAGATTTAAGGGTTTGGAATGCCATATCAGCATCTTGTAAAGCATCTATATTATGCTCTGCTAATACTTTAAGTTTCTCAGCTCTGGTTTTCGCTGCTATAGTTCTGCGTGCTCTAGTCATTGCTGGACCTAAGGCACTCATGGGGTTAAATGACCAAGCTAATTCAAAAGCATTTACACCTGTTCTAGGGAACATAAATAAAGGCTTAGCAGCTGGTACATGATTTAAGAAATCTTCAAATGCTTTAACTACTTTGTTATCTAAGTTAAGAGCTATTTCCTTACCAGCAGTTCTAGCAGCATCATCAGTTAATCTACCAGTTGCATCAAAAGCTTCATTATAAAGCTGTTCTTGTCTTTGAACAAAGGAATCCCAATCTACTGTTCCACCTGTTTTAGTGAACAATTCATCATATGCTCTAGCTCTAGCCATCATACTAGCCATGAAGGAGTTAGTCATACCGTCAATAGCATATAAGGCATTGGTACCATATTTAACAAAAGACTGCTTGTTCCACCAAGTCAAACCTTTAGTCATATTCCACATAGCAACCTTACCCATTTCTCCTTCTTGTCTCCAGATATCTGCCATAGAATCCATATAATCCAGTCTATCCATTCTAGCGTTTTGTAGATCACTACGTCCACGCATCATAGCTTCTTCTGGATTAGCCATAGCTAATTTGAATTCCCTTTGCATGACTTTAAAGCCACGTCTAAAGCTCTCTCCTACTCCACCGAATATATACTTAGAACGTTTGTATACTTCTGTCTGTCCTGTTAACTTAGCACCTACCATAACTGCTATAGGTTTAGCAAATGTTAAAGCAGAGTTACCAACAGCTGCGCTTACAGGTGATAGACCACTAAGTAAACTGTTGATTCTAGTTGCATGTAATAATTTAACTATCAGGCTAGGCATCTCAGGATCACCGTCAATGAAACCTTTTTTAATTAAACTGATATTATCATTAGCAACCTGTTTAAGTCTATGTAACTCATCTACCTTACCATCTGTATTAAAGAAAGCTTCTTTTAAAGGACGGAAGTACTGAGGATTTTCTTTAGCTATCTTAAGTAGCTCATCATTTATACGGGAGTTTTGATTCCTGATCCGTTTTAATTGACCATCAAATTCACCTGCTTGTCTGGTTAACCAACTAACAGCTGCATCTACATTTCCAGTTTTAATAAGTTGTTTGTATTCTCCAGCTTTACTCATAATGTAGTTATTAGCCATAACCTCATTATCAAGTAAATTTAGTTTATCAAACATTATTTGAAACTGTCTAGATGTATCAGTATTATCACCTAACATCTTAGCAGCGGCTGCTGTATCAGCTATATTATCAGCAGCTTGCTGAGTTAACATAGCAGAAGCTCTCATTTGATCAGGATCAAACATTTTCTTAAAAGCTTGTTCAAAACCTTCTGCCGCTATAGTCCAATTAGTATCGTCTAAGAAACCTCCAGCATCAACTAGAGTAGTCGTTTTCATGTTTTCAACAAGAGACTCAAATTCTTTAAAACTTACATCACCACCATATATAGCTTCTGTTAAGTTGTCAATAGCAGTATTCATCTGCTCTGAAACAATCTTAACCTCTTTAGTACCATCGCTTACGATAGCATCAAATTGAGGGGATATACTTCTAAATAATTCATCTAAATGTTGAGCACGTTCATTGCCATCTATAGCTTTCATGAATTTCTTATTGAAAGCTTCACTTGCTACAGGTGCAGCTCTACCATTTCTAGTTCCAATATTACCTTGGATTTGAGCTTGGTTAAGTTTAGCTGCTAGTGGGTCTGGATCTACATTAACTACAGCTTTACCAGCTGTGTCTTCTCCTATATCATTAACAAAAGCATTATACCCTTGCTCACCAGATGGATCAGCTTTTAAAGCTTCAATCATTTCTTCATCTTGAGCAGCCTCTCTGGCAGCAACCCGAGTGTCAACAGCTTCAGTTACTGGATTATCATATTGAGAAGATACAACTTTTTTAGCATTGATCAGTTCTTCTGCAGCTTCATCTCTAGCGAAAAGCTTTGCTTTTTTTGCCATTCCAAATGCAGCGCCTAGTAGTTCTACCCCTCCTGCAAATCCAGCTGCTTCATAAACGTTCTTTTTCCAACGTACATCAGGACTATCTTGTGCTGTAGTAGCCCAAGGTAAATTCCAGCCTAACCAGTTATTGAGAGTAGCAGCCATATTATCATCTTCTTTTGAATGAGATGAGATCATAGCTACACCAGTATCCACACCAGTCCAAGCTGCTACAGTACCTACTGTCTTTAGATAATTAGGCATAGTAGCCCAACGAGCTGCTTGAGCTGCTTTACCGGCTCCTGTAACCCATGTACCGCCAACCATAGTAGGTAGTATTACGGAAGAAGCATCTCTAAGAAGTTTATGTCCAGGGTGTGTAGCACGTGGAGAATTTGCATCCCACCATTCATCTACAGGTTTAAGCCAAGGTACAATACCTACAGCATCAGACACAAAGTCTCCTACACCTAATACAGGTTGAGCTGCTGTTTCAGCAACACCATGAGCTAATTTGTGAACAGCCCAACGGTCATCTTCTTTTTCTTTCTGCTTTGCAGCGGCTGTGGCTTCAGCATTTTCTATATCATCTTGTTTATCCCTCTCTTCCCAATGCTCTCTACTTTCTCTTAAAGAGTCTTCATGAGCTTGAAAAGCAGGATCTAGTTGATATTCATTAGTGTTTTCATTCTCCATAATAACCAGCCTCCTTTAGCCAAAGACAGGCTTTATCATTACATGCAGCCATAGATCTCCAATAATTGTCAGGTAATTCTTCCTGATTTAAGTTGACTTTAACTTCTTCTATCAAAGCAGCTGATGTTTCATCGACCTCCTTATGGGGGAAACCTGCTAAACCTTGAGTTTTAAGGGTAATATCTAGTAGTTTATTTTGAGTATCAACAGAAAACTTAGTTTCAAGTGGTAAGCCAGCTTCTTGAGTTGCTTCTTGGAGTCGGTTATAATCCCACTGTCCTTCACCAGCTGCACTGAATTTACCATTTTCCATCAGTTGTAATACTTGTCTTATAGTAGCAGTTTCAATATTAAAACCATATGTTTCAACAGAGTCCTTGATAACTAAATCATCACCAGCTATAGCATTAGGATTACCTACTGATACTAAAGGTCTAAGACGTTTATAGTAGTGCTCCTGATTAGGTGGTTGATAACCTGCACCTGTATAAGCAATGTTAGGACCGACTGGATTATGATCACCTAAGTAACGACGTAATCCTGCTGGTATACGCTCTTCTTCTTTTTTAAATAATTTAATATAAGAATCAGGTATAGGTTGTATATCTGTAGATCCTTTTAATTTTATTTCTTGATTTCTATAATACTCAACTTGACCTACAATAGAATCAAGAGCACTAACCTTACCGTTAGTTAAAGCAGAAATTTTCATAGCAGCTGCAGGTATATTAGGTTTGTAACCGTTATTAGTTTTAGCTGACAGGCTTTCTATAACTGCTTTAGGTATTATAGATTTAGTGTAAATAGCTGAAGGATTAGAAGTAAGTAACCTTCCATGTTCTTCTGCGTTATCTGGAATATCTAATCTTAATTGTCTTAATTCCTCTTTATTTTGTGTTACTACAAAACCTTTAAAACCTTGTTTACCTTCACCTGTATCAACAGCAGACCAATCACCTTCAGGATCTCTTATATCTTGAGCTATTAAATCTAATGTATCTTTATAAGCTTGCTCATGGTTTTGACCATTATTCTGCATAAATGCTTTGTAATAAGTAGAAGCTTTTGCTAAAGCTCCTAATTTAGCATCACCAAAAGATGTAGTTCTTTGCCAACCACTTTTACTTTCAATTATTTCTTCTAAATAACCTTCAATACGATCCTCAAGTCTTTTGTAAGTACCACCTTTACCTTGTGTAGGTACTAACTTGTTGTGTTGATTTACAGCTGCACGTACTTCTGATTCTACACCTATACTAAAGTTCCAGTTTTTAATCCTTGCATCTGTAATGAATTCACCATTTTCAGCAGCTATTTCTAAAGCCAATTTACCTGCTTCATCATTAGCTGATGTATTATGTCTAGCTAATTCAGCTTGAACTAATCTAGCCGCTTCTGCAAAAGGAGCTCCTTTAGATCTAAATTCAGCTGCAAGTTTTGCTAAAGTTTCTACATTTGGATTACCAGCAGCAATCAACTCTTCAACATCTAGAACAGCTTCTCTCCCTTCTTGTTTAGCACCAGCTAATCTAAGTTCAAAGTCTTCAGATGCATCCTGCTCTTGTATCTTACCTGCTTTTTGAAGTCTATTCCATTCACGTTCGAAGTGATTCTTCCATAATTTCTTCTTCTTAGAACCTCTAGGAGTAATCTCTGTATTACCTAAATCTTGTACTTGTGACCAGGTTAATTCACCGTTCTTCAAACCTTCTTCAATAGCATTCACAACTCTAGTACGTGCTCTAACAAGAGCTTCTCTAGAGGCGTCCTTGCCGCCTGCAAAGTACCAAATAGCATCTTGAATACCAGCACCACCTACACGGTCTGCTCCTCCTTTACCTGAGGGACCAATGAAACTTTCAATTATCCTAACATCATTCTGATGCCTGTTAGCCCAGTACTCTTGATTATCTTTCTCATAAGATCTGCTATGCTCACTAGCCTTAACTTTAGAGATAGTACCATTAGGTCCATACAGACCTGCCATGTGTAATATTTCTCTAGAGAATAAAGGTTCACCATTCTCGTCACTTAACTCTCTACGGATAAGTTCATTAAGAATGATCTCTCTTGTATTAACATCTTTAACAGTGTTATAGGTAGCACCAGGAGGAAGACCAGGAAGTTCTATAACCTCATTCTTTCTTTGTGCTATACGCATTGGAAGTTGCTGTCCAAATCTAATAGCACTTAGTTTCTGTACAGCTACAGGAAGGTAACCATTTGATCTGGCTACCTTCATGATAACATCCATAGGAGTGTTACCATTTAAATGTAGTTCTTCTACTAAAGCTTCAGTGTTTGAACCTTCCTGTATTAACTGATCTAATCTACCAGTTTTAGCAGCATTTTGAATTGAGTCAACTTGTACTTGACCTATACCAAAGTCTCTGTAAATTTCCTCAGCGTATCTATCAATACTTTGTTTACGTTGAGTATCTATTTGCTTTATAACTTTAGAACCCGTAGGTATTAAGTTTAATAAAGCTCTACGATCTCTTTCAGCTGCATCAGCTTCAATTTTAGAATTCTTAATTTCTTGCTCAAAGTTTTTCCATTTCTGTTGAGCTAATATATCAGCATAACGTTCTTTATCTTGCTGATTTTGTTGCCTTGCTTGAGCTTCTAATCGATTGTTCTTTTCAAACTGAGCTGAGACTCTACTGGCTTGCCGGTTGATATAGTCAATTTCCTGTGATTTCCACCTCATGGCATCAACGCCTCTTTGACGTATCTTCCTCCAAGCTTCAGGAACTTTAACTAAATTAGAGCCAAAGCCTCGTTGGGTTGCAAACCCTTGATATTGAGACATTGTTTAATGTTAGGTTGTAACGACTTCCATCTTGACATCCAGCTTACTGTAGTCAACAGAATAGAATCCGTCTTTTTCTTTTTGTGCAACAGCATCTTCACGACCCATTGCTATTAAATCTTGAGCAGAAGTACCTATATATTTAGGACCATGCTTACCGTCTGTTCTATATCTAAATGTATAGATAGGTATACCTTTTTTAGACTTACCTACTTTATTTATATCATATTTCAATCTATCATCAGATGGGAATAACGCTGCACCAGCTGCAGCAACACTAGCTACAGTGCTTGCTATTTGACCAATCTGACCTATAACACTAGTACCAGCAACAGCTCCTTTAATAGGTTCAAGCGTTGAATACTGTTCCCAACTAGGCGGCTTCTGTGGTTCTAGAATCTTAGGTACAGGTAGATCAAGTGGTTTAGGTAATGGAGGTTGCTCTTGAGGTAATGGTGCAATCTGACTTTCAGCAGCCATATCAGCAGAGTACTTCTGTAAAGCAGCATTGGTTTGATCAGATGCAAACTGATCCTTAGCGCTCATCATAGACTCTCTCAACTGACGTTGACTAAGTGTTGCTGTAGCGAAAGATCTTTCAAGACCAAATTGATATTGATCCTCTTTTCTCATAATAGAGTCTGCTAAGGCAGATTGTTGTCTACCAGCTGCAGCTAATGCTGATTGCATATTTCGTCTAGCACTTCTACCCGTCTGACCCATTGCTGCTAATTTACCTTGACCTTCTAAAGCTTGTATAGCCATGTCTTGAGCTTTGAAACTTGTTTCAGCTCTAGCAGCTTGTACATCTTTAGTCTGTGCTCTGGTATCAAAACCATACTTTTGTAATAGTTCTTCGTTTTGAAAACCTATAGCAGTAAGTCTTTCGTTATACTTTCTTGTATTATCATTGGATGTTATTTCTAAAGCCATATTGTTATAATCCATCTGCCTTTCATATGTTTCTAGGCTTGAATTATAAGCAGCTACTTGATTATTAAAATCAAAGCGCCTCATCTCTTCTCTATAAATCCAATCTTGTTTAGCAGTTTCGTTTTTAAAATCTATAGCCTGTTGCTGGTTCCATACTGCATAATCATGCTGATCCATTTGGTAGTCATAATTATCCTGCATTTTCTGCCAGTTATATTTCCATTTATTTATATCAGATTCCCACTGCTTTCTAGCATTTCTTTTAGCAGCATTATTGCCTCCTCCAAAAAGTCCAAAAACCATATTAAGTCCTCCTATAGTAACGTGGTGAGTAGTGTCCTTCCCACGCCATGGATGTTAAGGCTAAAGGAAAAGGTGAGTCACTAAAGACTCTTAGGGTATAGTTGTCTGACTTTTGATGTATAGGTACAACAAAAGTATTTTGATTTTCAATGGGTACATCATCACCAAGATAGTAGTTAGCCTCTTGTGTAGGTGTTAGAGTATACCATTGATCTACATATATTTCTATATCATCAGCAGGTGTAGTCACATTAGCTGCAGTAACAGCTGCTGAAGGAGCTGAACCAAATGTTACTGTAACTTGATCTGGATTACTAGCATGATCTGCTATAGTATAATCTGTATTTAAAATCTGTTTAGCTCCATTAACTTTAACTATTACATCTGATTTATCTTTAACAGTAAAGTCAGGTGAAAATGCAACAGTACTACCATCTCCTGTAAAGGATTGAGTATCTGCTTGTACTCCTTTTCTTTTCAGTTTAAATCCTACTACACTAGATTTTCCAATAGAAAATTTACATCTAGATACAATAAGAGAAGCTGTGTAATCAGTTAGTTTACCTTCAGGATCCTTACGGAAATAGATTTTAGGTAAAGTTACATCATAACTATATTTATAACCTACATATACATTAGCCGCTTGTCCAGATAAATCCTTTTTAGGTACTGAATAATAATTAACACTATTTACAGTTACCCTGTCGGGAGTGATGGTAAAACCAGACTCAGTAGTACCAGAAAAATTAGAAGTTGCATTACCAGAAATTATGATTACAGGTTCAAGTGTAGTTAAATTAGTAAAAGGTATTTGACAATAAGATCCATCATATACATTAGCTGTAGCTGTAGCTGATGATCCTCCACCTCCACTAAATGTTACAGCAGGAGGGTTAGCAGGGTCATACCCTTTACCAGGATTAGTTATAGTAATAGCAGTAACAGCATTACCAGAAACTGTGGCTGTAGCTGTAGCTTGTGTACCACTAGCCGGTGCGGCTATTGTCACAGTAGGCGTCCCTGAATAACCTGAACCACCTGCAGTAACTGTTACACTTTCTATTGGATACTGAGATACTGCTGAAGTAGCAGCATAGAAGTCCATATGAGGGTTCACCTGTTGTCCATCAGCTGTTACAATGATAGTTTCTTCAGGTGTTTGTGTCATAGTAGCACTAACTAAACTATATCTAGCAGCACCATCTGCACCAGTTTTAATAATAGCATACATAGTATCCGAGTCTACCTCAACAAAATGAGTATTACCAGGACACTGCCAATTAAACCAGGTTTGCATGACATCTTTTTCACCATCATTATAAGTACGATAGAAATATATCTTATCTGTACTTGTACCATACATAGCAATAAAGCTATTCTGTGGACTAGCTGTTAAAGCTGTTACAGTAGCAGGCACATATTCAGCTACTACACGTCCTACATCAACCACTTTAGGCTGTTGACCAGCTCCTTGTGGAAGCATACCAAAGACTCGTGTGTAACCTGCAGTATCGTGTGTCTTACTAATAAAGTTAATGTGTGTACCTACGTCTACAGGATCAATAGTTTTATCCATTCTGTAGTTAGAAAGTCCACGTATTAGTGCTGTACTAGGTGTTAAGTTACCATCAGTTGAGAACATAATGAACTGTTGGTTCTGACTGAATAGTAATAAACCACTAGCTGTAGGTATAATACCATGAAGCGTAGCAGGTCTAGTACTAGATACACTAATATCTATAGGATCAGCATCTGAAGCGGTCTGAGCTGTTATCATATAGAAGTTATAATACTCTCCCGCTTGACTTAAGACAACATTATCAGCTGTTAAGAATCCTAATCTATTGTTATAATAGAAGGATTGCTGTATAGTGGTACCTACAAATGAAGGAGGTGAATTAGTTGTAGCATCACCTACAAGTCTATTTGTCCATGTCTTACCATTAGCATGTCCAGCATGGTCAGCTACTGTTGTCGCATCTAATCTACTAAAAGCAAAAACATCTTTAGCTGTATTGTGTAATTGATGTGGCATAGTGGAAAAGTTTAATCCAGTAGACACACCAGGAGCTATAGTTTCTTCCCATACACCAGGTCCAGATGTACCATCATTAGCTACAAACTGAGTCCAATATGTATCAAAAGCTCCTGCAGTATTCTGTATCTTAACCTTACGTCCATGCTTACTTACAGCAGAAAGGTAACTTATATTATCTACAGCTCCCATGTAGGCAGTTAAAGCATCACCTGCTACACCACCTTCTACTTGAATAGTAAAATCAGCACTGTGTCCTATCTCTAAAGTTGTACCTATAATTGTACAAGTAACACCTGATACAGCACCGGGAGATCCATCTCCTCCAGCTAATATAAGGGTTCTTAAAGATGTTAATATTTCAGCAGTATCTAATTTACCACCACCTGTTACAGTGTCACTTTCAGTATCTGCGGCATTAGTAAATACGTCTCCAGATCGTGTATTTACAGTTGACGTAAATGATGATCCACCTGTTACTGCAATTGTAACTGCATATTTTGCACCATATTCTACTAACTGTAACCGTACTGTAGCATTTCTATTTGTTATAGTATCAGTTACAACTGTGTTTTCTTTTACAACTCTGTTTTTATTTACAATGATAGAGGTATCTTGTATAGTAATGAAATCATAATCAGATGCTAACACAGAAGCTACATCATCATCAGATTCTTTTTTACCTAAATAATCTCTAGCATTTGTACCATAGTTTACAGTACATTTGTTACCGCTCACAGCATTCCATATATGGATTTCTCCATAGGAGCCAGAGCTAACACCTACAATACAGCCTATATATTTTTCATCAGAATCACGGTTATAGTAAAACCATTTACCATTATCTAAATCTGTATTATCATAGGCAGTACCACCAGTAGGTATGCCAGAGGCTAATTCTTTTATAAATTTAAATCCAGGTCTTTTAGTTAAACCAAAGGTAGGGTCAGGGTAAGCATTAATTGCTTGTGTAACTTGACCTGGTAATTTCTTATCATCAGGTTGGTTGGAAACACCACCTAGATAGTTTGTTACTGTTTGGGTTACGGCTGCCATTAGCGATACAGTGCGTGATAAGGTTTATAGCTATCGTATGGTTTCTTACCTCTTCCATGTCCGAAGATAGTATAGTCACCTTGGTTGCATTCGTACTCTAAAGCTTGTGCTCTATTCCATTGCTCTTTTTGAGCTAAGAATTGGTACTGTTGTGGGTCTCCCACTATACGACTAGAGACAATAGCTGCAGCTCTAGCTGTGATATAATCTTGAAAAGGTCTAGGTAAATCTACCCAGTCAAAGAAGTAAACAACATCACACCTTACACCTTCGGTCCATTTATTAGGATCCCATTCGTAAGTATGATTGAACTTCTCATATAATTTTCCATTTCTTCTAACAGCTTCATATTCATTATCTACTTCATCATGTAGATCTATCTGTAATATATTATTTGGTATAATTATTTCGTCATTAGCATCAGGTGTGAACTTAATATATTTCTCAGTGTTAAAAATCCAGCCTTCACTCTGTACTTCTCGTGACACATTTAATAATGTATCATAAGCAATCGCAACGTCCGGGTTGGTTTGATCGAGGGTGGTTACAGGTGCCTGACCTACAGACGCCAATATTTCATTTACAGCTGGTAGTTCTTGAGCAGCGTTTGTGGTAGGGAAAGCCATAGTTAATTTATATTAATAAAAAAAAGGGGACCGAAGTCCCCCTTATGTTATGCTCTTGATTGAGCAGGTGCGTCGCATTCGACGCCAGTATATGCAAAGCGTAGGTTCTTTGTATCAGAATAAACATCAGATGCAGAATAAGTTCCGCCTTCAGTTTGTGATACAGACTTACGAATTGCTGTGTTGCCACCGCTTATACCAGCAGTAGCGCCGGAAACGCCATTGTTCCCAGCTTGTGTTGCAGGGTTTGCCATAATTTATATTAGATATTAGGCTTCACCTCTAGCAGATAGACCGTCCGATTGAACCTGTCTACCATACTCTAAAGGGGTAGGCGCATTTAATGTTGTAGAACCTACTCTGTCACCAATACCATTGGTAGCAGATATAGTTCTTGTCTTAGTAACTCCAGGGGTAACTGACATAGTATACCTCAAGCAGTTTGAATTTCAATAGCAGCAGCAGGGTTAAGAGTGCCGACGCCCATTGCTAGACGACCAACAATTAGATCACCCTGATACATTGTCTTAACATCGGCTCCTGTGGTTTGCACCTGTGGACCAATTGCTTCAACAACGCCAGCTGCGTCCTTCTGGTAGATAAGACCAGCGTGCTGAGAGAAGTCACCATTGTAGGCATTGTTCTCGCCAGCCTGAGCATTAACTGTACCAGCTTTGAAAGGTAGGTTGTTAGAACGTTGGATGTTGATACCAGCAATAGATACTAGTCCGTCACCTGAGTTCAAGTTACCTTGTGTGTTACCGTAGTCACGGTTTAAGATGTTGGAATCAACCTGAGATACTAGAGCGTAGTACTGTCTTGGAGATAGTACTGCAGTTCTACCAGACTTAGGTAGGTTCTTCTCATCTAGGATACTTGCTGCTTCGAAGAATGCATCGACCAAACGCTGAGCATCATACTCGTTGTTAGCTCCAATCTTAATGATAGAACCACCTGGCTCTGGACCTGGTGATGCTGTGATAGGATGAGCTTCGCGAGCTGCTAGTGCGATGGTACGGAATACCTTCTTGTCATATGCCTCAGCTAGAGCGTGTCCAATTTTCTTGGAGATCTCTGATCTAAGGGAATAATGAGCAAGTGTTTCATCGAGATCGTATACAAACGCTGAGCTTATGAGAAGGTCGTCGCAGACGATAGTCTTCTCTGCTACTGGAGGATCACCCGATCCGAGAATGGGTTCACCCGGCGTATGATATGCAGCGGTCATGCGACCCGTGAAGATGAACTGTAAACTTTTTCCGTTCTTTAGTTGACGGTTTTGTACAGTTCCTTTTGCAATTGTAGCTGACTCATAGGCTTTAAAAAGTTCGCCTGAGAACAGCTTCAAATAAGTTGCGTATTTGGTATCATAAGCAGTACCTAGTGAGAGCGGGGTCTGACTGGTATTATTAATGGTACCAATACTGGAAACTATTGAATTAGCCATTACTTAGAGAGTAGTGTATATGTTACAAGTCTCTCAATCGATTGAAATTAAAAAAATTTGTGGTCTATCCCACCGTCTAGACGGCAAAAAGGTATCCGCGTACGGGCTTAATGCCAATGAGAGGGGAGTCCGACTCTGAGGTGCTCCCCACCCTAAGCTTAGAACTTCATATATTCGATATATGAGCCAGCTTTGATTGTTGTAGCTGTAGCAGAGCTTGTATTTTGTGCAGCCTGGAAGTCTAATGAACCTGTGTTAGCTCCATTGATTAGTACACCGTTAACCTTGATGTAGTAAGCACTATCTGTACCTACTGCAGTCTGTTCAGCAATACCTGTTCCAGTAATTTCAGAAGTTACTGCTTCAGTAACAGCTCCTGAGATGGGTACTTCTGGTAGTACCATTCTAGCTCTAAAAGATGTAGGACTAGAAGGTGTTAGAAGCTTCCACTTAAGGTCTCCATCAGCGTCATTCTGTGTATCGATCCACATGTTGAATACGATACGCTCATACTTGCCTAAAGTTACTGATAGTATAGAAGCATAGTCAGTAGAACTAACTAATTCTGAATCGTTAGCTAGTACGTTACCGGACCAAAAGGCTCCTGGTGTATATACAACTGTACCAGCAGCAGTGTTTTCGTTAAAAGGCATTTGTTTAAATTAGTATAGGTTTTTTACCCGTATGTACTGTTCCGCAGTACTGGGTTAGTAAGCATCAATCTTACACGATGGACAGGATCTACAATGTTGATGCTCAACCATATGTAGACCCTCGATAAAAATGAAAATGGATAGGAGTCCGAAGATTCCTAACCATAATTCATTGACCTTTTTCATCAGAAGGTATATTTCAGACCGACCTTGGTAGCCCAGGCGTTGTCATCATCTGTATCTGAGTCAGCTGTTAGTACAGCTACTTCACCATAGACGTCTACCTTAGAGGTAGCAGCTACGGAACCACCGAATTTACCAGAGATTCTGGTGTCACTTTCGTCAGCTCCATCCACTGCAACGACGGCTGGACCGCCTTGTATATAGAATGATGCTGTGTCGTTTCCACCTTCATACCCAACGTGAACGTCGGTAGTAGTGCTGGTGTAATCCGATCCAGTTAGCGAGGAATTTGCTTCCACGTTAACATAAACACCAGCTGATGCAGGTGTCGCTAGTGCTGTTGCAGCCAGTGCGGCAAGTGCTAATTTCATTTTGTTTTAATTTGTTTTAGTGTAAGGTACACCACGATACTTGAGTTTCATTGTCTTTTGAAAATCCTCTTGCTCTTTAACACGAGCACGGAGTTCT